TGCCCTAATGATGATTCACGACCCCAGCACTTGTGCTATGGGAAATAAATCTGATATGGAAAAAGCCATCATCTTGCTTGATGAGGTAAAAGAGAGCATTATCAACGCCTACGAAACCAAATCTCATCTCAGCAGAAATAAGATTGCGAAACTGATGTCCGATGAAACATGGCTCAATGCGAAAAAGGCTTATGAGATGGGGTTTGTGGACGGGATTCTTTTTGCAGAGAAGAAAATGCCTGTTCCTGAAAAGGAAGATGAACCGGATGAGAAAGAATCTGAAAAAGAAGATTCCCTTACCGCAATGACCTATTCCAAATCGAAGAATCTATCTGCATTCTTATCCAAAGTATCTGCATCAGCAGAATCCGTTACAGGTACATCGATTGACCAGCTTGAAAAAAGACTGGCACTTTTGAAATATTGATTGGAGGAATTGATTATGACCATTAAAGAACTCAGAGAAAAGAGAAAGAAGGCTTGGGATACAGCCCGTGACTTCCTTGATAGCAAGAGAAATGCAAACGGCGTTCTCAGTGAGGAAGATTCCAAGACCTACGATGCGATGGAACAAACGATTGTTGATCTCGGCAAGGAAATTCAGCGTCTGGAAAGACAGGCTGAAATTGAAGCTGAAATGAACAAGGCAACTTCCACTCCTGTTCTCGGAAAACCCGCAACTCCGACTGTTTCTGAAAAGACAGGTACAGCGAGCGACACTTACAAGAAAGCTTTCTGGAACAGCGTCAAAAACCGCAACTGGATTGATGTACACAACGACTTGCAGGTTGGCACAGATGCAGAGGGCGGCTATCTTGTGCCGGATGAGTTTGTGCGCCTGTAAAAGGCGATGTTTACAGTAGATTAGGCTCTACACCGCACAGCAGAGCGGTTGTCAATCTGCCTAACCGATGACAGGAAACTGGACACGGGAACACAGCACGGCAGAAACGCAGGAAACGTCAAAAGGATATGAGGCGAGTAGTACCTGCAATGACAAGATAACATAAGGATAAGGCTGGATTGCCAAAGCAAAGGTTAGCTCCTTTTTCGTGGGAGGGTGTGGAAATTATCCTGAAACCACTCTCATGACCCCACCATAATATTGAATTCGTTATGGTGTCTGCTATAGGTCATGAAGCAAGCGTGAGAACACGTGAGATAAACCGAAATGATATCCGACAGTTATCACTTGCCTATAAGCATCGTTAAACAGGGATTGCCTAAGTGGAAATGCCGAAAGGCTATGTCTATTCGAGACTGAATATTCCATATGGCAACGGAGCTTCCGTAGTAGTCCGAGGTGGATAACGCCCACTACATGGCGAAGGGAAGCAGTTTGTTAATTCCAAAGTAAGAAGATGAAAGGGAGGAGAATCCTCATGAATCCAACATCGGAGATTTTGGAGCGTGTCAATAAAAGTTCCTCGGAACATCACGACGGAGTCTTTACAAGACTCTTTCGCTACCTTCTGAGAGAGGACATTTATTTTGCAGCTTACCAGAAATTATATGCAAACAGTGGAGCAATGACTCCCGGAAGTGACAACGACACTGCTGACGGTTTTAGTGCTGAATATGTGCATGAACTGATTGAAGAATTGAGGTCAGGAAAGTACAAACCGAAGCCTGTGCGCAGAGAATATATCAAGAAACAGAACGGAAAAATGCGCCCACTGGGTATTCCGTCATTTCGAGATAAACTTCTGCAAGAGGCGGTTAGAATGTTTCTGGAAGCAATCTATGAACCGTTATTTTATGACCAGTCACATGGTTTCAGACCGGAGAGAAGTTGTCATACAGCTCTCGACCAGATAAAGACAAATTTTCGTTCTGTAAAATGGTTCATAGAAGGCGACATCAAGGGTTGCTTTGACAATATAGACCACGCAGTGCTTATTAAAACGTTAGAAGTCAAAATCAAGGACAGCAGATTTATCAATATTATCAGAGCTTTCCTGAAAGCAGGTTATGTGGAAGATTTTCAATATCATACCACAATCTCCGGTACACCACAGGGCGGAATCATTTCCCCTATTCTGGCAAATATATACCTACATGAGCTTGACCGGAAAGTCATGAAACTCAAGGAAAAGTTCGATAAGCAGTCTACACGACACCAGACACCGGAATATCTTCATTTAGCGAAAAGAAGGCAGACACTTCAAAAGAAGATTGACAGGGTAAAAGGTGAGGAACGTGAGCTTGCAATCAAGGAATATAAAGCGGTGTGCAATCAAAAATTGAAAACGCCCGCAAGAATGTCCGACGATAAAAAGCTTGTATACTGCCGATATGCTGATGATTTTCTAATTGGAATCAGCGGAAGCAGAGAAGACTGTGAAGAAATTAAAGAGATTCTGAGAGAATTTCTATCAACGCAGTACCATTTAGAGTTGAGTGCTGAGAAAACAAAGATCACACACAGTGCTGAACGAGTACGTTTCCTTGGTTATGACGTTGCGGTACGCCGAAGCCAGAAGATAAAGAAAAAGGCAAACGGTGTTAAACAAAGAACGCTGAATAACTCTGTAGAATTAACTGTACCTCTCGAAGATAAGATCATGCAGTTCCTGTTCAAAAACGACATCATAGAACAAAAACCAAACGGAGAAATCTGGGCGGTTTGCGTTCCAAGATTAAGACATCTTTCGGAAGTGGATATTGTGAACAGGTATAATGCACAAATCCGTGGCATTTGCAATTATTACTGCTTAGCAGCGAATTATGATAAGCTGAATTATTTCCGTTATCTTATGGAATATAGCTGTCTAAAGACGCTTGCAAGCAAAAGCAACAGCACAACGAGAAAAATCATCCAAAAATATCGTCATGATGGCAAATGGGCTATTCCCCATGAAGTTAAAGGCGGTATCAAATATGCAAAGCTTGTCTCATTAGCTGACTGCAAAGCCGGTAAGTTGATGTCCGATAAAGACCCATGGCAATACAAATCCTTTGACCCGAAAAAGCTGTCACAATATGTGCGGTTAAGCGCAGGGGTATGTGAGCTGTGTGGTGATAATAGTGATTCCTGCTGTATTTATCATGCAGGTAAAATGAAGAATCTGAAAAGCACTACGGAATGGGGCAAGAAAATGCTTCACATGAGACGTAAAACGTTGATTGTTTGCCCGAAATGCTTCAAAAAGATTCACAGGGAACAAAATAAATGACATGTCAATAATGAATGGAAAGCCGTGTACATCGAGAGGTGTAAGCACGGTTTGGGAGGGGCTTTGTGCAAACCTGTCATCGAAAGATGATAAGGCGGCACACTGCTACCTCACGAACGAAAACTGGTGGAAGAGTTGGAGGAAGAGAGTATTTTCCGCCAGATGGCAACAGTTATCAAAACTTCCAACGGCGACCGCAAGATTCCAATTGTGACTTCCAAGGGTGAGGCTGTCTGGATGGACGAAGAACAGCAGTATTCTCTTTCTGATGATACGTTCGGACAGGCATCGCTTTCCGCATATAAGCTTGGAACAGCGATCAAGATCTCCGAAGAACTCCTTAACGATTCTGTATTTGATTTGCCGTCATACATTGCAAAGGAGTTTGCAAGAAGAATCGGTGCGAAGGAAGAAGAGGCTTTCTTCGTTGGTGATGGCAAGGGCAAACCGACCGGCATTTTTAATGCTACAGGCGGTGCGGAAGACGGCACTTCCACCACAGGTGCAAGCATTACATTTGATGATGTGATGGAACTCTTCTATTCTCTGAGAAGCCCGTATCGCAAGAAAGCAGTATGGGTGCTCAATGATTCTACCGTAAAAGCTCTTCGCAAGTTGAAGGACAACACAGGCAATTACATCTGGAATCCGTCTGTGCAGGCTGGTGTTCCGGATACCATTCTCAATCGTCCTTACAAGACATCCAGCTATGTACCGGAAATCAAGGCAGGCAACAAGTGCATGGCATTCGGTGACTTTAGCTATTACTGGGTAGCTGACAGACAGGGACGCTCTTTCAAGAGACTGAATGAACTCTTTGCCATGACAGGTCAGGTTGGTTTTCTTGCTTCGCAGCGTTTGGACGGCAAGTTGATTCTTCCGGAAGCAATCAAGACACTTACCATCAAGAAAGCGTGATGCTATGATTACGCTGAAAGAGGCGAAAAACTATCTGAGAGTGGATTATGAGGAGGACGATAGTCTGATTCAAAATCTGCTTTCTACAGCAAAAAATCTGGTAATGGACGTTGGCAGAATGGACGAATCCACACTTGCTGAAAATGAAGATACCGTGCGGACTGCGATGCTTTTCGCACTTGGGTATCTTTATGAAAACAGAAGTTCTCCGGATTATCAGAAACTGACCTTAAATCTGCGTTCTATTTTGTTTGCACAGAGAGAGGGTGTGATGTAATGGAAATCGGAACTTTGAATCAGCGAATCACTATTCTGGAACATAGAACTGTTATTGATGAGATTGGAAATCATATCACCAAATGGGAAGAGACGTTTTCTCTGTGGGCAAAGGTAACAGTAAAAACAGCAAGTGAAACCACGGATGCAGGAGTTACCAAAGAGGTACAGAAGCTTGAATTTCTCGTTCGTCAAAGTCCTGCCTCGCTGAATATCAACAGCACCAATTTCCGTATTCTCTTCAGAAACAGCATCTACAATGTCACCGGAATTACTCCTTTATACGACCACAACAACTACATGAAAATCGAGGGTGAGATAAGAAAGGCAGGTGCTTCCGATGACTACAGTTGATGCAATGGCTGATGAAATTATGAAAGGTCTGACGGAATATGCAGACCTTGCAGATACGTCAATGAAAAAGGCGGTCAGAAAAACTGCAAAGTCTGTAAAAGATGAAATATCCGCCAATGCTCCAAAGCGAACAGGTGCGTATTCAAAAAGCTGGACTGCCAAAAAGACAAAGGAAAACAGCCATTCTCTTGAAATGATTGTTCATTCTAAAAACAGGTATCAGCTGGCACACCTTTTGGAAAAGGGGCACGCCAAGCGTGGCGGAGGTCGGGTATCCGGCAAACCGCATATTGCTCCTGCGGAAGAAAACGGTGTGCAGTTGCTGGAGCATTTGATTGAGGGGGCTTTGTCATGACCTACGAACAAATCGCAGAAATGATGGAGGAAATGGGACTGCCTTTTGCCTACCATCATTTTGCCGAGGGCGAGAGTCCTGCACCGCCTTTTCTGCTGTTTTTATCTCCCGGAGAGAATACATTTTCAGCGGATAATTTGGCATATTTCAGTTGCAAACAGCTGGACATTGAATTGTACACAGACAAAAAGCAGCCGGAATTGGAAGAACAGGTGGAGTCAGTGCTTTCCCAGCACGAGATTTATTATACAAAAACAGAAACATTCATTGATTCGGAAGAATTGTATGAAGTACTCTATGAGATGGAGGTTTGATCTATATGGCAATGGAGAAAAACAAGGTAAAATTCGGTCTGAACAAAGTTCACTATGCAAAAATCACCTCTTATGATGAAGAAGGTGTGCCGACTTTTGCAAAGCCGGTTCGCATTCCCGGTGCAGTGTCGCTGTCTATCGATGCAGAAGGTGAAGCATCCAATTTTTACGCTGACGATGGGGTGTACTATGTGATCAACAATAACTCTGGTTACACTGGAGATCTTGAAATCGCATTGGTTCCGCTTGAATTTGCGACAGACATTCTCGGTGAGAAGCTGGATGAAAAGGGCGTTCTCACGGAAACCAATACCGCAGAAGTATCCCAGTTTGCACTGCTGTTTGAATTCAGCGGCGATAAGAATAAAATTCGGCACTGTCTGTTCTGCTGCTCTGCCTCTCGTCCGGCAACAGAATCCAGCACCATTGAAGCAGAAAAGGAAGTTAAAACGGAAACGCTGTCCCTGACTGCAACCGCCCTGAACAATGGTTTGGTAAAGGCAAGAACTTGCGAGCAGACATCTATTGAAACCTATAATAACTGGTATAAGAGTGTATACACGCCGGATTTTGCAGCGTCTGAAAAGGCTCAGAAATCCGCTGCTTCTGTAAAAGTGTAAGGGGGGTGTGATGATGGCAATTCAGAAAAACATTGTTGTTGATGGAATCGAAGTCCCTTTTAAGGCAAGTGCAGCCATTCCTCGGCTGTACCGCCTGAAATTTCGGCGTGATATTTATCAGGATTTGAACGCCTTACAAAAAGCCATGCAGGAACAAAAAGACCAGAAACCAGACGACCAGAATCCGGCTGCTTCCAGTTTGGATATTGTTTCGCTGGAACTCTTTGAAAACATCGCCTACATCATGGCAAAACACGCTGACCCAGCCGTTCCGGCTTCTCCGGATGAATGGCTGGAACAGTTCAACACGTTCAGCATTTACGAAATCCTGCCACAGCTGATTGACCTCTGGGGCTTGAATGTAGAAACGCAGGTCAAGTCTAAAAAAAACATCGCCCGATTGACCGACCGATGACTACACCGCTTTTTTTGCTGCGGTGTGTCCAGCTGGGCTTGTCTATGAGCGATTTGGATTTTTTGACCATTGGTCTGGTGAATGATATGTTCACCGAACGGGAGAATGACGAATACAAATATCATATGTTAGCGGATCAGAGTGACTTCGATAAATTTTGATAAGGGGGTGAGATTGTATGGCTAATAGAATCAAGGGCATCACCGTAGAAATCGGCGGCGATACCACCAAGCTGTCCAAGGCACTGGAAGGTGTCAACAAAGACATCAAAGGCACGCAGACACAGCTGAAAGATGTCCAGAAGCTGCTGAAACTCGATCCTTCCAACACGGAACTGCTCTCGCAGAAGCACAAGCTCCTCGCCGATGCGGTGACAGCTACCAAAGAAAAGCTGGAAGTACTAAAAACTGCCGCAGAACAGGCAAACACCGCTCTTGCAAACGGCGAAATTTCCCAGCAGCAGTATGATGCACTACAGCGTGAAATCATCGAAACCGAAAACGAACTGAAACGCCTGACCACAGAAGCAAACAATTCTCACACTGCCTTGGAAAAGATGGGCGTTCTGGGAGAAACACTGCAGTCGGCCGGGGACAAAATTTCCGGTGTGGGACAAAAGCTGCTGCCCGTCACTGCCGGTGTCACGGCTCTGGGAACCATTGCCGTGAAAACTGGTGCGGATTTCGATTCCGCCATGTCAAAGGTGGCAGCGGTGTCCGGTGCGACCGGTTCAGAGATGGATGCTCTCCGGGAAAAGGCCCGTGAAATGGGCAGTAAAACGAAGTTCTCTGCAAGTGAGGCAGCGGATGCTATGAACTACATGGCGATGGCAGGCTGGAAGACCAGCGATATGCTTAACGGTATTGAGGGCATTATGAATCTTGCTGCTGCATCAGGTGAGGATTTAGCAACAACGTCCGACATTGTTACAGATGCTCTCACTGCTTTTGGCTTAAAAGCGGAAGATAGTGGACATTTTGCGGATATTTTAGCGGCTGCATCAAGCAACGCCAATACCAACGTCAGCATGATGGGTGAAACTTTCAAGTATGCTGCTCCGGTACTGGGTTCTTTGGGATATTCTGCTGAAGACTCTGCCATTGCCATCGGACTAATGGCAAACGCCGGTATCAAATCCTCGCAGGCTGGTACAGCACTGCGTGCTGCCATCACCAATCTGGCAAAGCCGACAGATACGGTAGCATCTGCCATGGAACAGTACGGCATTTCTCTGACAGATAGTTCTGGCAAGATGTACTCTTTACGGGAACTCATGGAACAACTCCGACAGAAATTGGGCAGATTGTCTGAGGCAGAACAGGCACAGGCTGCTGCCTCGCTGTTTGGCAAAGAGGCCATGTCCGGTATGCTGGCGATCATCAATGGTTCCCCGGCGGACTTTGAAAAGCTGTCCAATGCCATTGACACCTGTTCGGATACAGTAGATGGCTACAATGGCACGACCGAAAAAATGGCAGCGGTCATGCAGGATAACCTTGCCGGACAAGTGACCATTTTGAAATCCCAGCTGGAAGAGTTGGCGATCTCCTTTTCTGACATTCTGATGCCTACCATTCGCTCCATTGTTTCCCGTATTCAGGAACTGGTGGACAAGCTGAATCAATTGGATCCGCAGACAAAAGAAACCATTGCGAAAATTGCACTGGTGGCTGCTGCTCTGGGTCCGATGCTGGTGGTGCTTGGAAAGACCATCTCCAGTGTGGGAACCGTCTTTTCCGCAGTGTCCAAACTGCCTGCCCTTTTCTCGGCTGTGCAAGGTGGCATCGGAGCCATTACCGGAGCGTTGGGCGTGTCATTAGGTCCGCTTCTTGCCATTATCGCAGCTGTTGCCGCTTTGGTGGCTGCCTTTGTGCATCTCTGGAAAACCAATGATGAATTCAAAAGCAATATCATCGCCATCTGGGAGCAGATCAAAAGCACCTTTACCGGATTGACACAGGGCATCACTGACCGGCTAAATGCTCTGGGATTCGACTTTGAGAGTTTCACCGATGTGCTGAAAGCTGCATGGGACGGGCTGTGCAATCTGCTGGCTCCCATTTTTGAAGGCGTCTTTCAGAATATCTCCAACATCTTTTCAGAGTTTACTGGCGTTCTTCTGGGGCTGCTGGACGTTCTGATCGGTCTGTTCACTGGTGACTGGGAGCAATGCTGGGACGGCATCAAGGGAATTTTTACCTCTATCTGGAATTTCATTGTCAACTCGTTCCGCAATATCATGAATACCCTGAAAGGCATTGCAGATGTGGTGCTGGGGTGGTTCGGAACAAGCTGGAACGAAGTCTGGACTTCCATCAAGACATTTTTTGTGGACACATGGAACAGCATTGCTTCCTTCTTCACGGGAATTGTTACTGGAATCCGGGACTTTTTCGTCAACACCTGGACGTCTATTTCCAATGCCTTCACCGCTATTGTCACTGCCATTCAGACGGTGGCAACGACCGTATTTACGGCGATTCGGGATTTCTTCACCACTATTTTTACAGCGATCTACAACTTTTTCAGTACGATTTTCAATGCCATTTACAATGTGGTTTCTACGGTTTTTCAGGCAATTCATAACGTCATTACGACCGTTTGGAATGCCATTTACACCACCTTAGAACCGCTGATCACAGCATTCGGCTATCTGTTTCAGACGATTTTTGAAGCCATCCAAATCATTGTGGGCAGAGTGATGGACTGGATCTCGGAGAAGATCAGTGCCATTTGGAATGCAATCGTGGCATTTTTAACGCCGATTTTAGAAGGTATCCGAACGACATTTGAAACCATCTGGAATGCCATTTCTACTACAATTTCCACGGTTTTGACAGCGATTCAAGATGCGGTGACTACGGTTTGGAATGCTGTATCTGGTTTCATTTCGTCTGTTTTGTCAGCGATCTGGAATGTGGTTTCTTCCATCTGGAACAGCATCTCCAGCACGATTTCCAGTGTGATGAATGCCATTTTTTCTGTGGTATCCTCTATCTGGAATCAGATTTCTTCTGCGGTTTCCAATGTTCTGAACGCCATCCGGTCGGTGGTATCTTCTGTCTGGAACAGCATCAAGAGCACCATTTCCAACGTGATGCAGAGCATTTCTTCTACGGTGTCCAGCATCTGGGACAACATTCGTTCTGCAGTTTCTGATAAAATCAGCGGCATCAAATCCACCATTCAGAATGGTTTTGATGCCGCTGTGGGATATATCAAAGGACTGGCTTCTGATGCCTGGAATTGGGGACGGGACATCATTCAGGGAATCATTGATGGCATTCAGAGTGCCATCGGCTGGCTGGCGGACTGCGTCACCAATGTTGCCGATACCATTCGGGATTTCCTGCACTTCTCGGTTCCGGACAAAGGTCCGCTGACAGACTACGAGAACTGGATGCCGGATTTTATGAAAGGACTGGCAGCCGGCATCGACAAGAGCAAGAAGTATGTGGAAAAAGCGGTAGGCGGTGTGGCGAAAGCCATGCAGCTGACCATGGATTCTGATCTGAATTACAGCTTGCATGGGATTTCCGGAGCAATGCTGCCCAACAGTTCCGGTGGAACGGTGAACAATTATTACAACACGGACAACCGAAAGACAGTGAATCAGACGAATCAATCGCCGAAGGCACTGTCACGGTTGGAGATTTATCGGTTGACACGGAATGCGTTGAATGTGTAAATATTGCAAAACTGGAAGTTGTAAGTGATTTAAAGGAAAACTTGGTTTTAATCAATGCGGTAAACCCGGGATTTATTCTTCAAAACTTTTGGGGTCTAACAGATAAGCTATATCATCTTGAAATTTTAGTGGTATTCTGTTTCTCTTTTCTTCAATAAGTGGAAATGGTGGTAACTCATAGCTCATCAGTAATTCTATTGCATCTTCTATTACATCATCTTCATTTGGTTCAGTAATCACTGTTTGTAACAATAACACTAAATCATCATGAATATCACTTATATCCTGCTGATAATATGGATCCATAAACCAATCTAAACAAAAAAGCATACTGAGTTTTCTTTGGGTATCATCGCCAAGTAATACCTTTGCAATTTCACATATTCCTTTTCTGACAATATCTCTATCTTTGTCTGTATATGTAACAAATCTGCCATTCTCCATAATTTATACTCCCCAATCGAAATTACTGGATTATGATTTTTTAATTATTCAAATTCTTTTTTTACTCACTTAAGTCCCAATTTAAACCGGTTCGTCAAATTCCGATTTACAGGGCTAATGTCCCTATCATTTTTATCTATTATACCACACCCCACCAGAAAAAGCAAGGAGGTACCCCGTGTATTTCACTCTTATCCTCGAAAACGAATCTGGCGAACAGCTGAACCTGTCCACCACCGCCAACCAATACATGACCTCCAAAATCGAAGGTCTGAA